AACAGCTTTACTGTAGATACCGATACGACCATATTTGACGATACAGTCTTGGTTTTAGGTACAAAACTTAAGTATTTCCAAATCAAGGGATTTGATACTACTGCATTGCAACAAGACTATTTCCGCTATCTGAATGTTGCTAAAGCCAACGACAAAGGCTCTGCTACCTTATCGTTTGCACCATACCCAAGCAAAGTCTTAATTGGTTACGCTAACATCCCAGACACTGGGTACGGGACTTAATCATGGCAATCGCTCAACAAAGAAGGGCAATGACGGCTTCTTTGGCTTCCCCCATTGGTGGGTGGAACGCAAGGGATTCGCTTGCCGAAATGAACCCGTTAGATGCCGTACAGCTAACTAACTTTTTCCCTACCCCTACCGATGTCACTATGCGTAGGGGATATTCTCGTTATAGCCTTTTAACAACTTCTACAGGCGTAGTTACGATTAGCACCATTACCCGTTCAGGTACAACTGCTACAGCAACCACAGCCACCGCACATAATTTAACTTCAGGTAGATACATCAGTATCACAGGCTGTACTCCTAGTGATTACAACGGTATTTACATGATTACGGTAGTTAATTCAACGACATTTACCTATGTTATGGCAAATGTACCTGCCAATAACGCTACAGTCGTAGGAACTTACACAATCGGTCTGCTTAATGAAATTCAGACCCTAATGAATTATGCCGCCCCAAATGTAAGCAACCAAAAGTTATTTGGAATTGCTGATGGCAAAATCTACGATGTCACTACAAACCCTGCTACCTTAGTATATTCAGGGTTATCAAATAGCCAATGGCAACACATTAACTTTTCTAACGCTGGCGGTAACTTTTTAGTTATGGTCAATGGCGTAGATGCCGCTATGGTTTATGACGGTACAACATGGTACAAATTAGCCACAACCGCTACCGCACAGACCATTTCTAGCATTACAAGCGCAGGAACAACCGCTACAGTAACGACTTCTAGCGCACATGGGCTAGTTACAGACAATCGTGTGGTCATTTCAGGGGCTACAGAAACGCCTTATAACGGTACTTTTAGGATTACGGTAACAGGGGCTACGACATTTACCTACACAATGGCTAGTTCAACCACTAGCCCCGCTACAGGCACACCCGTTTATACCGTACTAGGTATAGCAGGGGTCAATAGCAATGTGTTTGCTAATGTCAACAGCCTACAAGAGCGCATTTATTTTGTTGAAAAAAACAGTTTAAATTTTTGGTATTTACCTGTTAATGCTTTAAGTGGTACAGCTACTCAATTTCCATTAGGTTCAATTGCCCGTTCAGGTGGGTTTTTGCAAGCTATGGGTACTTGGACACTAGACGCTGGTTACGGAGTCGATGATTTAGGTGCGTTTGTTACTTCAATGGGTGAAGTCATTGTTTATAAGGGGACAGACCCCTCAGACCCTAATGCGTGGTCTTTAGTGGGTGTATGGCAGATGGGTCAAACCTTTGCAAGACGCTGTTTCTTTAAATACGCTGGCGATTTGTTGCTTTTAACCCAAGACGGCTTAGTGCCAATGTCGGCATCTTTGCAATCAAGCCGTTTAGACCCCCGTGTCAACCTAACTGACAAGATTTTCTATGCTGTTAGCCAAGCAGCAGACTTGTATTACAACCAATTTGGCTGGCAAATCAACTATTTTGCCCCGTTTAATATGCTGATTCTTAATATTCCAGTCACAGGTGGTACGGAACAGTTTGTAATGCACACCATTACGAAGTCTTGGGGCAGATTTACCAATATTCCCGCTAATTGCTGGGAAGTTTCAGGCGCAGAAGGAATGTTTTTTGGTTCTGCTGGTTTTGTTGGCAAGTTTTATGACGGATTTTCCGATGCTGGCAACAATATCGTAGCCAACGCCCAACAAGCGTACAGTTATTTTGACAGTCGTGGGCAGTTAAAACGCTTTACGATGGTTAGACCTATCCTACAGACCGATAACACCGTACCGAATGTTTTATGCGGTATCAGCACCGATTTTGACACCGTAAACCTGTCTAACGAGATAACTTTTAACCCAAGCCTAGCTAAAGTCGGTATTTGGGATACAAGTAAATGGGATGATGCCTCATGGGGCGCAGGCTTAACCGTATCAAAGGTATGGCAAGGCGTAACAGGCATTGGATATGCAGGTTCAGTCAATATCTCTGTAGCATCCCAAGGGGTTGATTTCCATTGGGCTAGTACGGATTATGTAATGGAGCGTGGCGGGGTACTGTGAGGACTGTTACTACAGAAAACCAACGCTATTTGGGGGAATGGTTGGTTCGAATACTTAACTTTCCCCTACCAGAAACCACCCAATGTATTGGGCAGTTAAAAGACGGTAATTTAGTGGCAGTAGCAGGATATACCAACTTTATGCCAAAGGCGTGTGAGATTCATATTGGTAGCATTGGTGAGAATTGGGCAAGTCGTGATTTTTTGTGGGCGGTATTTGATTACCCCTTTAATAAACTAGGAGTTAGCGTTATACTAGGGCAAATCTGTAAGGATAATGATGAAGCCTTACGATTAAACCGACACCTTGGTTTTAAAGTGGTAGCCGATATACCTGATGCCCACATGAGTGGTGATTTGGTAATTATGGCAATGAGAAAAGAGGAGTGTCGGTTTCTTAACATCCGATGCCCTCTCAACAAGGGAGAATAGTATGGGTGGTGGTGGATTTTTAGGATTAGGGCCTGCGCCAAGCGCACCTGCCGCCCCTGATTACAGGGGGGCTGCACAGGAAACTTCAGCAGGTAACTTAGAAGCGGCTAGAGCTACTGCGGCTGCAAACCGTGTAAACCAAATTACACCTTATGGTTCGTTGCTTTATAGCCAACAAGGTAAGTTTGACCCTAGAGCATACGAACAAGCGTATCAGTCATACCAAAAAGCCCTATCTCAACAAGGCGGTGGATTGCCTGAGGGTTATAGTTTTACTGACCCAAATCCCATGATGCCTCGTTTAGCTGTAATGCCAAAAACAGGCTTTAGATTTGCATACAGCCCAACAGGCGAACAAATTGAAGTGCCAGTCGGTGCTGCAGATTTAAAAGCCCCAAGACCTGAAGATTTTTTAACAGCCCCAGCCAATCCTGATGAGGGGTGGACAGCTAGGCAAATATTCAGTCCTGACCAACAGGCTTTATATAACTATGATATTGCCGCAAGCAAAGGTTTGGGTCAGCTTTCATTAACTGGCTTAGACTATGTTAAACAAATGATGGCAAATCCATTTAGCACATCATCTTTACCTGCACTACAAAGCCAAGTAAACCCTGCACAATTGCAACAAATTAGTGGTGGCCCACAATTAGGTCAAGTAGGAAGTGCCGAAGCTCAATTACGAGCAGGACAATCGCCTGATTTACAAACCTCGTTAGGTCAAAATGTAGGCATGAGTGGTTGGGATAGAGCAAGCGGTTTATTGATGAACCGCCTTGAGCCACAACTGCAACGCCAAGAGCAACGCTTAGACGCTCAATTAGCAGCACAAGGTATTCCAATCGGTTCTGAAGCTTATACCCGTGCCAAGCAAGACCTTGCAATGCAACAAAATGATGCTCGTATTCAGGCGCAGTTGCAAGCACAAGGTATTCAGCAAAATCTGTTTGGTCAAGAGTTAGCTGCTGGTCAATTTGGTAATCAAGCATTGTTGGGTCAAAACCAAGCGCAATTGGCTAATCTTGGATTTACTAATCAAGCTCAACAACAAGACTTTGCTAACCGTATGGCGGGCATGGGCTTTAACAACCAACAGATTCAGCAAATGTATCAGAATCAGGTTGCACAGCAACAAGCTAATAATGCGATTGCTCAACAGCTTTATGGCAATCAATTTACTGCCGCAGACTTAGCGAATCGTGCAAGACAACAAGGTTTTGGTGAGTTGTCGTATATGCGTAATGAGCCACTTAACACCCTTAATGCGGTTCGTAGTGGCGCACAAGTTCAAAGCCCTAATTTTGTAAACTCTGCACAGCAAGCAACCACCAGTGGCCCTGATTATTTAAGTGCTGCACAAATGGGTTACAACGCCCAAATGGGTGACTTTAATGCTAGACAAGCCGCCCAAGCTAACTTTAATTCAGGACTAATGGGATTAGGCGGTGCTGGTATCTTGGCTTTCTCTGATGTCAGACTTAAAGAAAACATTAAACCTGTAGGCGTAATGGCTAACGGCTTGACTCTTTATAGCTTTGAATATGTTGATGAGATTAAATCACACCCATTAGCAGGTGAAGGTATCCATGTCGGTGTAATGGCACAAGAAGTAGAGCAAGTATTCCCTTATGCAGTTAAGACTTTAGATGACGGCTATAAAGTCGTAGATTACGGACTAATACCATGAACGCATACAACCGCTTTGCACAAATGATGCAACCCCAAGATATTGGTGGAATCAGCCCTGTTTTTCAAAACATTGGCAATCAACAAGCTATGCAAAATATGGCAATGCAACAAGGTCAAGGTTTAACTCAACAAGCTGGTCAAATTGGTCAGCAAGGCGGTGGTATGAATCCTATGGCTATGGCTATGATGTTGCGAGGTGGTAAAGCTAATCCTTATTTAGCTTCAATTCCAGCAATGATGAGATATGGCGCAGGTAATGTGTATGGTGGATTTGGTCAAGGACAAGTACCCACAACTACTACTGGCATGGATTAATTATGGCTAACGGATTTTTACCTACAAATACAGGAATTGGTGCAATTCCACCTGAGTTGTTTGCTCAACAACAGCAATTAAATCGCCAGCAACAAATGGCTCAAATGTTGATGCAACAGGGCATGAATCAGCCACAAGGACAGATGGTAAGCGGTCGTTATGTTGCACCTAGTTTCTTTCAGTATGCAGCACCTTTAGCCCAGTTGTACGCAGGCACACGCTTGCAAGAAAAAGGCGATAAAACCATGCTTGAACTTGCTGAATCTTTACGCAAAGGCAAACAAGCAGAAACACAAGCTATTCTTGAAAAATTGCCAACTGATACTCAGGGTGCAATGGCATTAGCTTTGCAATCTCAATATGGTGCTGGTAAAGAATTGTTGCCAACATTAGTACAAAGAGCGTTGCCTGAAACACCTAAACCTACAACTGATATGCAAAACTTTGAGTTTGCTAAAGCACAAGGGTTTAAAGGCACATTTAATGATTACAAACAGCAAATTACCCCTGCTGAAAGAGAGCGTTTAAATCTTGACAGAGAAAAGTTTGAATTTGATAAAGCAAACAAAGCTACTGGAAAAGATTTAACCGAAGCACAAGGCAAAGCATCTGCTTTCCAAAGCCAAATGGTTTCTGCTAGTAACGCAGTTAAAGGTCTTGAAGCTGGTGGGTTTGACCCCACTTCATTTAGAAGCCAAACTGCTGTTCGATTGGCTGGTGGAACTGCTAATCCACTTGTACCTGTTACTGCTCAACAATATAAACAAGCACAAGACCAATGGTCAGAAGCGTATCTACGCTTTAAAACTGGTGCTGCCGCTACCGAGCAAGAAGTTACTAGAAACAATAGAACTTTCTTTCCTGTATTCGGTGACAAACCTGACCAAATTGCTCAAAAAGCTTTTGCTAGAGAACAAGCAGAACGAGATATTGGCATTGCCGCAGGGCGTGGTGCTGGTTTAGGGGCACAACCTATTGAACAACAACCTAAAGCACCTAAAGTGCCTAAAGGCGTTGACCCTAAAGTTTGGAATGTAATGACTCCTGAAGAAAGGGCGTTATTTAAATGACACTAGAACAACAACAAGCAATAGCTTTAGCTAACGCTCG